ATTCCACAAAGCAGAAACCGCCCCCAGTGGCGGTTCTCTGCACTGCCTGCCCGCGGCAACCCGACTGCCTGGCGCACAAGCAGGGCGCCAAAGGCTGCGGCATCACACCATAACACCCGAGGAGCTGCCAACCATGCCAGAAAAACCCCGAGCCATCGGATACACGCGCGTTTCAGGAGCATCCCAGGTCAAAGGCCAATCGCTCCTTTACCAGGCCGACAACATCCGCGCTCACTGCGCCGCACACAACCTCCACCTCGTGGATATCTTTTCGGATCCCGCCGTCCGGGGCGCCCTCCCCATAGCAGAGCGGCCAGCATTCCTGGACACCCTTAACGCCATCTCCTCCGGCGCCGCCTCTGTCGTAGTCGTCACGGAAATGGACCGCTTCTCACGCGACCTCATGACCGCCCTCATCGCCGAGCACATCATAAAAGAAGCCGGCGGCACCCTCGTATTCACCCGCCAGGACACCGGCAACCTGGACGAACCCACAGCCAAACTCATGCGCTCCATCCTCGCCGCCTTCGGAGAGTTCGAGAAAAACCTATCCACCGCACGCATGAAAGCCGGAAAGGATCGCAAGTTCAAATCCGCCACCGGCCCCACATCCGGACGCGCAGCATACGGCTACACCACCACAGGACATCGAGGAAACAAGGTCCTGGTGCCCGTGCCGCACGAACAGGAAGTCATGCGCCTCATACGCCGACTCCGCAAGAAAAACCTTGGATACAAGAAAATAGCCCACATCCTCAACGGATCCCAGCCGTGGCGCGGAGAAGACCTCTCCCGCCCCACCCGCTCCGGAAAACCCTGGCATCCCCAGACAGTCAAAAACGCCATCACCTCCAACCACTCCAAAAACCTCATCACCCGCAACGGCCACACCCGCAAACTCAAACCAGCCACCACAACATAACCCCCGAAGAACTGCCCAAACAGAAGAACCCCCGGCTCGACAACCGGGGGTTCGCCAGGATGCCGCAGTATCGGTCCTGGCCGCTATAATGTACTTTACTTCAACTCAGACCCAATTCTAAAACAACCACCTTCCGCCAGTCAACCCCCTGTCAACCTCCATTCCCCCACAAATTACCCATTTTTTTTATTTTAAAAAATAGTCCCCCAAAAAGAGTTTTCACCCGCTCCTCTCAATTCACCCATTTCCGCCCGCCACGCCCGCAGCCTCCACACCAGCACCAAAAAATCCATCATCCCTCCCGAACAGCTGCGCCGCGCCCTTCTCACGCACTTTCACGCCCCGCCCCATCCTTCCACACAAAATACCACCCGAAGAGCTGCCAGCTCCCCAAACGCAGCGCCCTCACGGCACGCGGCCACAGCAGAGCGGCCACCAACACCGAAAACAGAAAACCCCCGACCGGTCAAATCGGGGGTTCCGTACAACTCGTCAAAACCCAAAAAAGGAGGATTGTCGTTTCCCGGAAAAGGAGTATAAAACGGAAAACGACTATGCAACCACTATTATATACACAATTAAAATCCCGTCAACCCCACTGTTCAGCCATTGCCCGAGCAATTCCCGGGAAAGTCTTCGCCCTCACCCCGCCCCGCGAGACACCACCTTTTCCATGAGCATTAGAATACCATTTCGGCAGCTTCTTCCCGCTCTTTGTGGTTACAAACTCACCTTTACCCACATGGGTAGAACAATTAAACAAATCATCTTTTTCCACATGAATCAATTTCGGCAGGTTTTTAAGCCACAGCCATGTCGTTTTCTGTGCTTCATCTCCAAAATAATACGGCTGAATTATCTGGTCTGGCGGCCTCCACTCAGTACTCATAATATTCACGGGATTCTCTATGCAAATCTTGTTTATGTTTGCAGACGCCACCCTCATAAACATATCTATCCCTGCCTTCTGCCGCCCGTCTTTTCTCTTTAGCTCAAACCACTTTGCTCCGGATATCGCTATATCAGTACACGGAGGATGGGCTATCATCATATCCCACCCATCATCAATATGATTGAAAACATCATCCTGAATATGAAAACCTGCGGCCTGCTCAGTCTCTAGGATATCACAACTCCACGCCTCATGACCCCGAGCAGCAAAAGCATCACGCACCGTCCCACTGTATTCAAATGCCACCAGTACCTTCACTTTCCTTCACACCCTTCCGCATCTGCACTTCTTTTCCATCCCTCACACCATCATCATAAGACAAGGGATCTATATACTTAGGTTTGCTCTGCTTTTTTTCATAAACCTCAATCCCACGTTCATCAAGCTTTTCATATACTTCATCTACCGGCTTCACAAGCACCAACCCCTCTTCACCCTCACATTCCTTCTGCTCCTGGAATGTCCTGTATATCGACACCATCAGACCATACGAATATGATGCCCTCACCCTCAACTTCTCTTCCTGCGTGGCACACCTGTAATACCACACCTTCTTCATGGATTTTATATACTTATCAGTGAGCCGCAGACACGTTGACCACAAATAATCCAACATATACATAAACACCTCAACATCACTTTCCCTTCCCCCCACAAAAAACGCATCCCGCCCATTCACCCGCCTGTCAAACAACAACACCGCACACTCATCAGAAACAATCGAAAACAAACCTCTCTCCCAGACCCTGAGCTGTTTCCTCCCCTTCATATCAACCTCTTCCATATCCACAATCTTGTCATCATCTGTTCTAATATCCACCTTCGACAAATGATACTTCGCCATAATAGTACGCACCCGAGCGGCTGCAAGCGCAGCCTCGTGCTCATTATCACTTTCAGCCAGCGCCATCAACTTCTTTACCTTTTCAACCACCTGTTCTTTATTCATTCCCACTCCCCGCTTTCATATCCTTCCACAAACTGCGTATATTTCCGCCGGAACGTTCCGTCAATATCCCTGGTAGGCCCGTTCCGGTTCCCCACCAGCATAATCCTCGTATACTCCTTCGTATAAGTATCATCCAGCTCACCAGGCCGGTAAATCATAATCACCGCATCCGCATCCTGCTCGATATTCCCGCTTTCCCGCAGGTCACTCAGCCTCGGCGCCCTCGGCGTCACAGCCTCACTCCCCCTGTTCAACTGACTCAGCAACAACACACAAACCCCATAATTAGCGGCAAACTGTTTCAAAAAAGATGTCACGCGCCCCAGAAACTCACTCCTGTTGCTGAACTCCTCGTGCGAACTCAACAACCCCAAATAATCAACAATCACCAGCTTAATCTCCGGATTATACGTCATCTCCCGCGTCACAATCGTCTTCAGCTCCGGCAACGTCCGCTCAGTCCCGCGCCTTATAATCCACTTCGAGCCCTCCACCTCCCGGCACGCCTCCGCATGCCTGTCCAGCTCAGCCGCATTCATAGTAAACCCGGCAATCTTCAAACCGTCTATACACGCCCGCTGGCTCACCACCCGCGCAATAATCTCATCCTCCAGCATTTCATACGTCACCATCAGCACATAATGCCCTTCCCTCACCACACTGTCACCGCTGCTCACTGCAAAACTCGTTTTCCCCTGTTTAGCCCTGGCCCCCACCACAATCAACTTTCCCGGCCTGTACCCGAACATATATTTGTCAAGCTCCGGAAACCCGGTACTCACACCCGGCGTCCGCCCGCTATCCATCACCTCATCCAGCGTCTGCAAATAATCATTCACCAGTGTCTTAATATCCTTCGGAGGCTCCAGGAACATCCGCCCCCTCTGCCCCTCGTGGGTAATAGCCTCCACCTTCTCATTCACCAGCACCACCAGCTCATCCGCCGTCATCCCCCGCTTCTTCCCCTCCCCGTACGCCCCCTCCACCATCTCGTTAGCGCCCTCAATAACCAGCCGCTTCAACGCCATCTCCTGCACACGCCTGGCGTAAAACTTCACATTCTTAGGAGTCGGCGTTCCCTCCACCATCGTAGCCAGCGCCGCATTCCCGCCCACCCGCTCCAGCTCTCCCAGTTCAACCAGCCTGCTGCTCACCGTCTCAATATCAACCGGCATCTCCTGCCCGGACAACTCCAGAATCACCTCGTACACCCTGGCATGCTTCACATTGTAAAACATCCCCGGCGTCAATAAATCACACACTTCACGCACCCGCTCGCCATCAATCATCAGCGAACCCAGCACCGTCATCTCCATAATAAGATCCTGCGGTGGAACCCTCAAACCATCTGCCATTATTTATTAAGGTCCGGAAAACCGTACTTCGGCTCCCCGCCCTTCCCCGTTTTCAGTTTTTTCCAGTTGTCATGCGGAGCCGCCTCATCCATAAACACCGGCAACCCGTTTTCCTTCCCCAAAAACTCCTCGAGGGTCCAGCTATGGCTGAAATACTGCCCATCATTCGCCAGCACCGCCGCATAGTTCCCAATCGCCCGCGCCATCGCCGCCGCCGCATAACCATTCGTCAGCCGTTTCTCAATCGCTTTTTCCAACCCTTCTGTTGCACCATCGCACCGCTTCAGGTTCTTCTGTTCTCGCCATTTATTAAAGATAATTATATAAGCTTCTTTTATATTCTTATTAATAAAAGGTATATCTGTTGGACTATCTGTTACTTCATCTGTTACCACACCGCCGTCATGCATAGATTTCCAGATTTTAACAGTGATTTTTCTCACATTGTAATCTGTTACTTCATCTGTTAAATAATCTGTTGGCTTTTTTGACAGCTTTTTAAGGCATGTTCTCACCACCTGAACACCCACCCCGGCCTCGTCCGCAATCGCCTTCAAACTGGCATAAAACTCGCCCGGTTTCACCCTCTTCAGGCCCCTTCCAGCCGGAACATCGTGCTCCCTGTACTCCGCCATCATCAGCATCGTCACAAACACCCACTTCTGCTCCGCGCTCAAGCCATTAAAGCCCGGATTGCTCAGCATCCGCCTCCACAGCTTGATATATCCCTTTTTTTCAACCATGAATTAACTTTTCCCGGAAACCATTTGTACCCCAACGGCAGTTTGCGACCGGCAATTCCCCCTCGAAACCCGCACAAAAAAAAATTATTGGGTTATTCCGACTCCTGCAAAACTTCCCCGATATCGTTGACAACCCGAACGATATTCCTGTCCACCATGCATTCAATCTCATGGTCTGGCATGTCAGTCACATCCACATTTACAATTGACGAGCAGCTTTCTCCGATATCCTGGGAAATATCAATATTCACACCATTTTCCGACTCTCGAAGCATAAGTGACACACTCCCGAATTCAACAAACACCGCATCAGGATAATCCACGTCTCCATTCGGGTTTATTGATAATATCGGTTTTTTATTCACAATCGCACCTCCAAAATTTTTTTCAACTCGGGTTCCGACTAAAAATAAAGCCCGGTTTTTTCCCTGTATTCCCACAAATCACGACACATCCATTTCAGAACGTCCATTTCGCTTACACCATCACCCTTACCAAAATGATTCTCTTCATGATAAGGTATCACAATATCATCCCACAGACTCCCCAGCACAGGCTTGCAACCGCAGGAGCTCCGGATATTATCACAGCCCCGGCAGAACTTGTAAGAATCAAACTCACCTTCCCACCGGCCAGTAATTATTACATACTCTTCACCTGGAGAAATTTTCCCCATGCATTCATCGCAAATATGCTCTTTCCTGGCCTTCCTGCTTTCCTTCCTGGAAAATTCAGCCATCTCTCCCTCACCATAACAACCAGCATCACATAAACATTCCATACCTCACACCTCCAAATTTTTTTTCATCAGCCGCTTCAGCGTTCTTATTCGCCTCAACACCACTCTAGCCTCACCACGTCTCTTCTTTCTCATATCTACACTATTTCTTGGATCAACTGACTCCCGTTCCAGCCAAGCCAACTCATTCTCCATCTGTTTAATCAAATCCTTCAAAAGCCGACTCCAAATTTTTTTTCAACTCGGGTTCCGAGCCGTCATCAATATTTAAAATCTATGCAAGTATTTTTATCATCAGGGATCCCCAAAAAACTCTTCCGCAATTCCCAATTCCGGTACGACTCTTCAAAACACATTGTTGGGCTATCAAGTTTCTCGAATACATATTTGTAAGCCCTGTAAAAAGCCCTCCAATGCTTCGGCCACCTCTCTTTATGTCTTGCCACCTTTGCAATAGTCCCGCGGTCACTACCGCATATCAAAGGACACACCACACAACCAATTCTATCAAATCCCTGATCATATAATTCCGGATACATTATTCCGTTCCCATGTATAAAATCCCATATATGCTCATCCGTAAATTTAAAAATCGGGCGAAATTCCCTCTTTATAACACTTCCCTGCTTTTCTCTATTTTTAGACTCAGATCTCCGAACACCTGTAATAAATATTTCGTTCTTACACGCAAATTTTTTCAAATCATCACAGCACCACCTGCACATGGCAGTAGGTATCATCATCTTTTCACGCATACGCTTATAAAACCCACCCTTTACAGGCATTTTCCATTCCACTTCTGGATGATAGGTTTTTATAAACTTATATATTTCAGGGGGATCTATTGTTGTACATGCATAATGTGAAATATACGGCAACCCACTCATATCCAACATCTCTTTCGTGGCGAGGGAGTCTTTTCCACCACTGAATGCAAACCGCCAGAACCCCTGCTCCCTCGGAAAATATTCATGCAGGAACTCTTGCCCTTCATCAACAACAGTTTGCAGACTGCTTTTGCACCCCAGTTCAAGTTCCGAGCCCACCATCAAACCTCCAAATCATCAACAACATTCCGTTTCGCCACCAGCTCCCGCAGGCCGGCCACATACCGTTCACTCCATTCCAGGCCCACACAACCACACTGCTCCACCTGGTACACCCTGGCCGCGCTCACACCCAGCACCGCCGCCAGGTCCTTCGCCTTCACACCACTCCTCACCCGCTCAATTTTCAAATCAATTCCTTCCATCTCTCAAACCTCCATCTTTTTCTATCAAATTCCGGGTGAGAGAAAAACCCCCACCCGGAATAATTTACTTTATCACTGACTGCCGGAGCTCATTCGTTCCTCGCAATGCCCGCATTCGCCCACATCACAGCTTCTTCCAACTTCGTCAGGGCCAGGTCAGGCTCAATAGTTATTATTGCAATTACATCACAATCACTGCACAACAATTCATAAGACCATTCTTTCGGCATATTACACTTCCTTTTTATCTTTTCGTGGGTATTCGTGCCGCAAAGTTTTGTATTTCATAAAATCCACAATAAACCATTATCACAATTTAGTCAACCCCACTTCATAAATAAAGTATAGTCAGGTATAGGCAATAAAAATTCTCCTACCATACCAACAAAAAAAAGAGAGCCATCAAAAATAGCCCTCTTCATAAATATATCCGCACAGCCTTATAAACCCAAACACCAAAAAACAGCAATCCCCCGGTCGCCGCTCTCAAAACCACTCATTTTTCATTCAAAATACGTGGTCTATATCTTCAATAAACTTCTCCTGCAGCTTATTATATTTAACCACCGTCAGGCAGTCATCAAGCATCTCCATGAACACGTCCGGGGTCAGCTTCCAATGCTCCCCGCCCACATTCACCACTATCTGTTTTTCTCCCTGAAAAACAGCCTTCACCAGACGCTTTTTAAAAGTCTCAGCATCCACTCCACTCACCGCTTTTTTCAGCTCACCGTTTATCCTTTCCTTTATCTCCAGGTCAGAATACAACTTCTTTCCCTTCCTCCACCAGCTTGTCACCCAGCTCATAATTTAGCCTCCAGGATATCCTGCATCTCACACTCTTCTGCAGTCATATTTTTTCAGTCCTTCTTCTTGCCGGCATTCTTGTTTTTACCGGGCTTCATATCAGCCACCTTCTTCATCCCCACAGCCTCTTGAATCTTCTTCTCTTCCATCTTCTTCGCCATCGCGCTTGCCGCCTTCAAACGCTTCGGATCCTTCTTTATCACGTCCGCATTCATCAGCGTCCGCGCATCATCCTCAGCAGCCCAGTCACGCTCTCTCGCGTGTAAATTCCCCGGCATGTCATTCACCGCCCTTCCCTGCTTTGTCCAGCTTCGCCTCGATGCGTTTTCCTTTTGCCGCCTGAAATCCCTGAGCTATAAAATAACAGAGCCCCACAAAACTCACCAGATATTCTTTCAGCTGCGCCTGCATCTCGGGAGTAAGGTCCAGCCCCTCTCTTGCAGCCACAAATGTAACTATTCCCACCACTCCGCCCACCACGCTCAGAATTGTCCTGTTACCGGTAATTTTCATTGCAGATTCCTCCCGTAATAATGTATTTTATCCACCATTATTATTCCCCCTGCGTTCCAGCCGGCTCTCCCCTGGAACCTGCCGCAGCCGCATCCCTCGTCATGTGCTTCATACGTGTCGTTGTTCCCGGCGCTTATTCCCACATGTTTCATTGTCGCACCACGCTTCACAAACATCAACGCTCCAGGAATCCTCCGCGCCTGCTCCACAGTCAAAACCGCTCCGGTCAGCACACACAAATCATAAAAATCCTGCGCATTCGTATAGTGTATAGTCTCCAGCAGCTCCACCTGCAGCCGTTTCAACACCATATACACAAAACCGCTGCAATCTATCTCCTCCAGGTCCTTCCCACCATATTCATACGGAATATTCACCAGCTCCGCCGCTTTCGACACTATCTGCGTTCCGCTTATTTTATACATCTGCCGCACCTCTCTGTTATCACAACGCCTTTATCAGAATAAATATAATCGCCGCCACCCCGCCAAGACCGCTTGTTCCGGCAAGAAACTTCCATATTATATCAATTCTTATATGCAGCTTTTCATGACTCTTGTCGTTTTTTTCACTGAATTCCTTTAAATCCTGTTTCAACTCTCTCACGGATTCATAAACCATATTCGTGGTCGCTTTTATCTCACCGTTCTTTTGCCCCTGTTCATAATCACCGCCCATGTCACACCTCACCTTCTCTGATTATACTTTTCATTGCCGGCTTTAGCAACCACATTCATTTGCACCGCTATCATATCCAGCAACTCGCGTTTCATCTCGGGTGTCAGCTTTTCGCCCTGGAACTCCACCGTTCCCGGCTTCTTTATCTCTTTATAAATATCATTTAATTCCTTTATTTTCCTGTAATATGGCTTCATCGAATCATATATTCTGGCCTGTGCGCCCCGCTTGCCGGCCAGCATTTTCTGCAACGCCTCAAACTTTTGCTGCTCGTCCAGCTTCACGGCCTCGCCTTCACTCATCTTGGCCCTGTTAAAATGCTTGTAAAACCTGGAAATCTCTCCACTGTTTGTACTCGTTCTCGCATCCTTGTCGAAAAACGCCTGTATTCCGGGTATCGCTTCCGGGCCCACCGCCGCCTTCACCTGCCCCTTACCCCGTCCTGCCAGTGCATCAATACCCTTCACTCCCAGCCTTCCCAGCCCGCCCCCGAACTCACTCACCAGGTAATCAATCTGCGCCGGGCTCAACCCCTTCTCTCCCTTAAACGGCTGCGCAAGATACTTCGCCGTCTCACTCGTGCTCGGCTTCTCCCGCAAATATTTAGGCACTCCTTCAGAAAACATCGGCTCTATCATCGAATTAAAGAACGGATCCCGACCCGTCTTACTCGCCAGTATCGCATTAAACAGCGGCGGACTCGGCAATCCAGGAGCGCTCAGCTTCAACGCTTCCCTCAGGCCTTCAACCAGTTCTTCATTGTCGGTAAAATTTCTGTCCAGCCCTCTCTCTATTACATTCGCGCTCATAGCAGCAAGACCGTACCCCTTTGGAATCCGGATATTCGGCGCCAGCCACCAGTACATGTTCTTCCGGCTGTTGTCCATTTTCCGGTACCAGTCTTCATCTTGATTCTTTATCCACAGCGCAATAGTCGGAACCGCCAGCAGCTCGGTAGCCTTAATCGCCCAGCCCACCGGGTTCTTCTTAATAGCATCCCACTCGCTCTTCATGCCCGCAAACTGGGCGCTGAAAAATGGGGATATCTGGCCTGCTGTTCCTTTGCTCACCGTCCCGCGCAGCGCAAAATCTGCTGTTATGCGCCGGAATTCCCTCACCGCCTTGTTTATGTCACCAGTCTTCTCAAACATCCGCTGGGCCGCTTCCATTCTCGGTGTCTGCTCTATCAGCCTGGAAAGGTTCGTCATGTACTCAATCGGCTTACCCAGCGTCTTCACGTCCGTAAGCGCCTCGATCATCGGCGTGTCTATTCCAGCGCTCTCCATTATCAGTTTCCGCATATCACCCGGCTTCATCGCATGAAACTCGGATCCCATCGCTCCGCCAAGCTCCAGCGCCTGGTACATCTCCCCGGCTTTATATTCTTTTCCGGTAAAGTCATACGTCTTTTGTATCGCCTGCTTCAGCTTTTCATTTTTTGTTGTTCCAGCTATCACTTCCATGCTCGCCAGCGGGAACTCATAAAACATCTTCTTCACCACTCTAGGCATAAACATCGCCGCATCTCCGGCAGTCGCCGCCCACCCGGCTTCCGCCGGATTTCTCACAATACTGCCGTCATTCATTATTCTCGTGGTAAAGTCACGCACCGCGTTTCGCGTCATAAATACCGGATTAAGCGTCACGCCGGCAGTCTTAACATTCTTGAATTTACTGAGAATCTTTACCACCGCCCCGGGGTGATATGTTTTATTAATAGCATCTATCAGGTAATTATCCGCCAGCTCCCAGCTTTCCCACACACCATTTCTCATAAACGAGACCTCGTTGGGGTTCGCTTTAATCTTCGGTACAAAAAATTCCTTAAATTCTTTCAATACTCCATCTTCATCCACTCCCCTGCCAACCTTGAACGCCAGCGGACTCTTCACCAGCTGGGTATTTTTCTTCATTGTCTCAGGAATAGCATCCACTATCTGTGCTACCAGAGCATGCCTGTCCGCCGCCGGTATCATTGTCATATAATTTGCAGCCATATTCTCTATCACATCATTTATCTGCCGGTCGCTCCCCTTCAACTTTTTCAGGCTGTTGGCCTGCACATGTTTCCCTTCCGCCTTAAGGCGCTTGATCTCTTCCTTGTTGAAAACCCTGTGAAACGGCATGTAAAACTCGTTGCTGTTCTTTATTTTCTGGTAAATCTCTTCGCTCAAAACATCTTTTTCAACCCAGTATTTAAGCAGGCGGTCATTCACTTTGTACATATTCTCTATCGAGCGGTCAACAGCCGCCCCAAGCTCGGTTCCTCTCATTTTTTCAAAGTCTCTTAAAATTCCCCCGGCCTCTCCTGAAGTATAAAACTTTCCGGGGTTCCTTCTCTGCTTTGCCAGCTCCATCGCCCGCCTGGCCGCCGCCACATCACTCACTATCTCCGGCACATAAGCATCAATCCCGCGCCATTTTACGGTTTCTTCCATTCCCTCTATCGGCCTGAACGCCCATTTGAGGTTGTTTGCCCCCATTCTGAAGGCTTTTCCCTTCGCTCCAAGATTACGCACAGCCGCATCATATGCATCCGCAGAATATTTCTTTATCACCTGCAGATCGTCAAAAAGCTTATGTCCTACAAACTCGGCTATCTGCGGCCACACCTCTTTCGTTTTTCCAACAGGCTGCACGAGCCACGGCTTCAACGCCTGCCCCGTCTGTTTCGCCGCTGTTGCGGCTTTTTCTAATTTCACGCCAAATGGTTCCGGGGGGGAATAACTCCGTCTCTGCCCGCCATCCTGGAACAATTCTTTTGCCGGTTGCAGCAACCCCTCTTCACTCACCCGCCCTGGAAACGCTCCTTCTCCCGCCTCTCCAGCTTTCGCCGTGTCCGCAGCCGCCCGCACTCCTTTAACCACCCCGCCAGGCTTCCTCGCAAGCATTTCTGTAAATATATCCTGCAATTCCGGATTAATAACATCATCTATAGGCGTCCCCCTCGAACTTCCATACACTTTCTTCATCCAGTTAGCATAATGCTCGAACGGCAGTTTCAATCCCGGCTCCGCCACCCCGTTCCCTATGTATGTCTCGAACCTGAGCGCAAACGCTTCTTCTGCCTCCCGCGTCCACTGGCCGTCAACTACATTCAGTTCTTTCTCTATCTTCTGCAATAGCTTTTCTGGAAGATTCCTTCTCCATATATGTGCCGCCTCGTGCACGAATGTGCTGAAATCAGCCTCGCGAAACAGCGTAACAACACTCGTCCCGTCATCCATAAACTTCGTGGATCCCCGCGGCACTTTTCCCTGGAACAGCTCCGGCATCATTCCACCCATTGTCCCCTCGAACTCAGCCATCTCAGCCCTGCTGAGTCCCGGCGCATCACGAAAAGTAGCAGGAATTGTTGTCTCAGGTACCGCACCTTTTATTCCTGTCATTCCAGGCTCTACTACCGGCCTTAAACTCTCGCCTTCACGCACTGCCGTTTCTCCCAGCTCCGCCGTTCTGTCAACTATTGGACGATGACCCCGCGCCGTCATAGCCTCGGTTAATCCGGCAGTTTGCGGCCCCTGGTACTCCCCGCTCTTCCATATAGTGTTCGCCATATAATCTTCAAGTGTAGCTCCGGCTTTCCGCGGCCCCGCCCGCCACGTCAGGTACCAGCCAAGCGCCTGCTCCTCATCAATCGCGCCAGTCTTCACCCAGTCCCTCACTGTCTTCCCGGCGCTCGGCGCCAGCTTCGTATCCGTCCACGCTGTCAGGCCCGGCAATCCTCCGCGCTGAGCCTTTCTCAACTTTAGCATCTTGCTTCCTATTCCAAATGGTGTGAACGCGGCAAAAGTCAGTCCCTCTTTCAAAGCTTCCTTCAGGTCCCCGCCGCTTTTTATTGTTCCATACACTGTTCCGGCCCCGAATTCTTTTGCTGCCATCTCCGCCGCTCCGGCCGCCTTCTGCGCAAACATTGTCTTTTTAGCCACGGCCTCAGGTATTTCTTTCAAGACAGCCTGCCCTGCCGTCTTCTCTATCTGCCCCAGCGTTGCCCTCTCCGCCAGGTTTTCCACCACCCACTTCTTCACTGCCTTATCTTCAATCCCCCTGGCCACCATCTTCGCCGTCTGCTTCGCCATTGCCTTCTGTCCGGACTTGGATAACGCTGTAACAAGCGGACCGCTTGTTCCCATGCTCAGCGCTATCAGTATTGCATCAGGTATAAACGCTCCTATTCCTGAATAAATATCTCGTCCGCCCAGCTCCTTGAATCTTTTACCGTACCACTCGTCCATCTCAGCCAGGTCCTTTATTATCCTGCTCTGCTCCCTGGCCTCCATCTCAGCCGGAAAAATATTAGAAACCAGGTGGCCCCCGAGCTTCAGCGTCTTGGCCACTGCCTCAATCATTCCCAGCCCTGTCCTTGCAGGAGTCTTCGCCAGGGTACCCACAGTTCCTTTTGCCCTCTCTCCGGGATTAAACAGCTCGTGTACTCTCTCGCTGAATCCTCCTTTAAACAAAGGCGCCTCCACATCCCGCGGATGGTAATGATCCTTACTTACATTCTTCATCACCCAGCCGGCATGCCGGTCCGTCCACATCGCAGGATCAACTGTTGCCACCTGCCCGCCGATTGTCTTCAACTGGAATGGCCCGGTTCCGTTTTTCCTTATCCAGTCTCCATGCGCAGTCGTATACTGCGCCATATCTATCTGCGCAGTCTTACCGCCTGGTCCGGGTACAGATATTATCATTGCAGTTTTATCCCCGGCAACGGCTCTTCAACCGTGCCGCCTCCTGCCTGTTCTCCCGCTTTTCTCCAGCCCTCCATACTCATATTCCCGCCACCTTCATTATATCCTGGAATATCAAGCCGATCCTTCTCGCCCTTGATTATCTCTTTACGCAGATCCTTCAAGGCGCTGTCAAGCGCTTTACTCACATCCCGCGCCTGGTCGTCCGCTCCCACCGCCAGCAACGTAGATACTATCCTCTGCTTTTCAACGGCCAGCTCTTCATAATCTGCCTCTGTTCCCAGCAGCTGGGCGCTCTCTATTTTGAACATCAGGTTATTTGCTTCCTGCTTCAGGTTCTGTACCGCCGGCTTCCTGGCTACTTTCAGCTCCGCTATTTTTGACTTCAGCTCAAGCATCTTCGGCAGGTACGGCTCTTTCTCTTTATACGGAATCTCCGGATTATTAAATATACCCTCGTATTGCTCCAGCGCCCTTTCATTGTAATCAATCACCTCGTCCAGTTCCGGGGTCTGTGTCAATTCTGGACCTGCTATACCTGCCGTCATACCCTCATCTATCACTTCAGGCACACCCGGTCCTCCCATTCCTGTAAGTATATCAGGCTGCGCCAGCGCCTCCGGATCAAATCCCTTGCTCAGCGCCCACTTCCGCCTCGCATCATTCAATCCAAGCCTTAACGTCGTATTCAGCATGGCGTCATCAGCCTTTGTCCAGTTAGCGCTTTTCCTCAACGCCGCCAGCTGGGCGCGAAGAATATCCTGGTTCAACTTCCTGCCCTGCTCCACCTGCTCGGGACTCATACGGGTTTCCAGTCCGTACTGGTACGCCTCATCTTCTCGACCCTGCATAACTTCCTCACGCGCCCATCCGGCCTTCAGCTGTTCTCGCTGCTCTTTAAGCCATTCCGGGCTGTTCTTCATCTGTTCATACTCTCTGTTTTTAGCCAGGTCCGCCGCTTCCATCTCGGGAGTGTATGCCTCTCCCAGCGCCCTCCTTCTCTCCGCTTCCCTTTCACTTTCCGCTAAATCGAGTTCAGCGCCTTTTGTCTGCACTCCCAGCAGTTTCAACCTGGCAGCCTCGGCAACATCCGCTTTTTTTGTCGCAAGGTCTCTGCGCCTCTCCATCAATACATTGCGCTTTTCCTGCATGTTCATTGTCCGCATTTTATTACGCAGGTCCTGCACTCCAGTTCCGCCCTGCATCGCATCCCGTAAAGTATCTTTCAATGCCATTTCAAATACCTCCCCGCTTAACTTTAAACTTCGGAGTACTTCGCTTCAATCCTATATTCGGCAACTGGCTGCTTCCTGCATTAAGACTCCACTGGCTTCCGCTTACATCAGATTTTAAGTTACCGCCGGTATTAGACGGGTTCATTGTTCCAAGACCCAGCGCAATATCCAGCCCGGTTTGCGGCATCACGCCCGGCGCCGCCACTTTTTGTTTGTCTGTAGCCGCCGCTCCCGACAAACCCAGTCCCAGCACATCCATATCAATATCAAAAGGAATGGCTCCTGTACCACCCGCTCCGGCGCCGGAAACACCCTTCAGCTGTGCCAGCTGCGCATCAAGGTATTTTTCTTCCGGACTCTCCCGCCGGCCCTCCAACGCGCTTTTATACATTTCAAACGGTATCATTTTCTCTTCCGCCGCTGCCTGGCTGTACCTTTCACTGGCCGCGCTCAACGGTCCCAGCGCATACGATTGCGCCCGAAGCCCCTGGTCGGTAAACCCCAGCTCGGTATCTCTCATTGCCTCCAGCTCCGCCCGCGCAGCCGCAGAACTCAGTTCCGCCATCGGTCCCACCTGCCGGCGTCCCAGCCCTCTGGCATACAGATCAGCCTCCAGCTCATCCGCTTTCCTGCCATACACAGCTCTCGTGTTCTCAACCGCTTCCGCCTGCGCCTTCACCAGCATTTCAGGATCAGAGTACTTCGCCGCCGCCGCGCTCAACGCATCAATTGCCGCCCTCTCTTTAGCTTCATACTCGTTCGCCAGGTTGATCGCGTCTTCTGCCAGCAACTCTCCAGCCTCAGCCAGCGCCATATATGTCAGCACGTCCTCCAGCATGTCTTTCGTTCCGCCGGTTATACCTATCCCCTTCAGGAAGTTATCAAACGCTCCGCCGCCTCCGGTTTTACTGAACATCGATGTAGCTATCTGCCCGAGATCAGACTGCAGGAAATTCCCTATGTCTCCACCTATAACACCGCCCAGACCGCCCGCTCCCGCCAGCGCCACAGCATCGGCTATATCCCTTATCCAGGCATCTTCAGGCTTCAGTACCTTGTCTTCTATCACATTCTCCACAAGGCCCAACCCCTTGTGTTCCGGAGCTATCCATTTGTCCACTGTATTTTTTGTTATCGGTTCAGTAATATCACTCATCTGATTCAATCCTCTCTATCATATATTCCAGAAACATCTCAGCCATCCGCGCATTTTTTATATTCTTTTCCCCCGTTTTCACTCCCGCAAGATCCCGAAAATGTTTACAGCTTCTTCTGAACAACAACACAAAAGGACATCGCCTGCAGAACAGTATTTCTCCCTTGAACTCCGCATACTTCGGGCACAACCCGCACCTGTCTGTTTTCCCGGCCTGCCGCCTCTCTCCTTCTTCCTGCGACACCTCAAAACCTTTTCTTATATTTCTCCAGTCATCCCTCTCGGCTTCAAGCAGGTTTTTCATAAAATTTCTCTTCCACCTTATAACTCAATATTCTTCCGCCGCCGCCAGTCTCATACAAATAGTCTGTATATTTCAATTCATATCTCAACGTTCCGTCATCCCTGTAAAAACCAGCCACCTGGTATACCAGGTTTCCGTTTATCACTGTTTCATATTTAGAAAACAGCCTGTATCTCGGCACCGTCCCCGCTGCATCTTTCCAAACGGTTTTTGTTCTCTCAAGCGCAAAATCATCATAATTATAGCTATGATACCCGGTCACTATTTCATGCCCGGCGCTCTCAATATGCAGCTTCAAATCTCTCTGCAACTGCGCAAACGACTCTTGGCTGTTCCAGGTTCTTTGTCTCAGCGGATTCTGTGCCGGGTTCTGTACTTCCATCAATATCTCCAGTACGGCCTGACATTAGTCACGTTAGAGCTTCTGAAAAACGTGGTGAAAAAACCCATGTTCATCTGGCCGCCGGTACAATTTGTCATTATCTCGAATATTTTTCCCGTGCCTGCCGTCACCTGCTTCTGAAGCACACACAGTCCGTCACTCGATACAACGCCGCCATTCGCGCCTGTGCTTGTCGGCCCGTCACACTCGGCATTCGCGTCTCCGGCTATGGTAAATGTCTTTATCCCGTCAAAAAACATCCAGTGAAATGTTCCATTTCCACTCACCCGGTCTATATACATCGTTGCCGTTGCCGTACTCCCCATGTCATAAGCAACTCCGTATATCAATGCACAGTTAACAGCCGAGCCGGCATAACTTCTCAATCCCACCACTTCTCCTGCTCCGGACGGCAAAGCATGCGCAGCCTCATTCACCCACCAGGCACCCAGCGTTCCCGTTGCCTGCGCAGCACGGTCATAAACAACTCCATACGTAATTACCGTTGTGCTCGTAGACACCTGCCCCTGCAGCGTTACTATATCCGCGGCGTTTTGCGCCACATCCGCCCCCAGTTCCTGCAACGCGCCCTCTACCGTGGATGAAGAATAATATCCCCCCGCATCTATTATCGCCACACGGGTCGCCTGTACCGTGCTTGTTGCGCTCATTCCGCTGTGACTGTGCTGTGCATCCGCATTTCCTATTACCGAATCACAATCACTCAACAGCCTCCAGTCGCCACTGCACCCCAATTTCGTGTCAACTATCCCTGCGGCCGCAGCAACATCCACATCCATTATTGTTCCGTCCTCAATATTGAACGAATCAATATTTCCATTAACGGTATTCTCGATCGCAGTATTGTTCTCCCGCACCTGGCTCGGCGATCTCGGATCTCCCGGCACCGGGTTATTAGGGATGTTTAATACTCCTCCGACTCCATATACAGCGCAGAATATCAGCAACGACACCACCACCGGTATCACCTTTGTCTTTTTATCTATCATGCCTGATCCCTCTCTATCATGAAATACCTCATCGTGAATCCAAAAAATGCCGCATCCTTATCCATATCAACCCTGAAACCTATCCTGGCTCCACATGCCTCCATAGGATAATTCTGGTGTGCATAACAGTCTCCTGCACCTACCCAGAAATCATCAGGATAATCCGTGTCTCCGGGATCAGACCCCCACTCGTCTGTTACCGCAGCCGGCGGGTCGGCTCCCCACACATCACTCGTGCACGTAAGAGTAACCGGCCAGTTATACGGACCATAACCAAGAATATCCACTTTGGTCGTAAATACTATCGGCCCACCGGATCCTTCTCCATATGCGGAAAACAAATCCATTCTCTTATCTTTCCCGAAATCTCCGCAGGCCGTCATCCTCGAATCATAATAAGCATTAGCTATATCAACACCATCGTCCTTGTCGCCAAAGTCTTCCAGCCTGTAATTTCCGTCAACCCCCGATACACTGACCACCCTGTTGTTATCTATCGACACCGCATTGGCATAACCGAAATCATAAGGCAACCACGGCGACAACACAAAATCATCCAGTTCTTCATCAAACGTGTCTGCCACCCTGAAATCAAATACCCACGTTATTTTATTATACGAACTCGAATTTTCCCTCAACGAAATCCAGTATTGCTCTTTCCAGCCAAGATACACAGCGGACGCCTGCGTCAAATCAAAATCACTGTTGTCCAGCAGACCCCTTCCATATCCCTCAGCATCCTGGTTTATCATCCTGGATACCAGCCGCGGCTTATTTATTCCGTCAAACATCCTCACTCCATCTATCGAAAGCCACATCAGGTATCCCTCACACGACTTTATTGTCTTGGCGGCTATGCATCCTATGCTCCATTCCTTATCTATGACAGTATACGGATCAGAGTCACCCACGACTAAAAACATCTTTTCTTTCGTGAAGAACACCAGGGTGTTCTCCATGTAGCCGGCGCCCACTATATCCTGGTTATTTCTCGGATCCATAAGATACGGCTTTTCCACACTCTCTGAATTCCACCAGTCTCCCGGTCTGCCCTTCACCGTATGGTATAAAAAAGAACCCTTCCAGCCCCACAGGTGATCTTTCCATTCTATCACCCCGGCAAGATTAACAGGATTCAAATCATCATCCAGCGGCTCACCTTCGTTCAGGTATCTTCCCGCCTGGCCGGCCAGCAGCACAGCCGCATCAGTATTGTTGTCCGTATATGTAGCATTCGCATTCGGCAGCTCATACGATCCTGCATTAAGCGGCACAGCCTGGTAATCCAGCGCATTGCTCGATCTCCTGTACACTCTTATAAAATCCGCCTCTCCTGTCGGATCTGCCGCCACGCTCACATCTATCTGCTTCGCCGTCACCGTCAATCGGCTTCTGTCACTCGCGCGTGATTCCGCTCCATATCCAATTGCAGCGTTACTGGAATAATACACGTATATGTAATCATAGGTTCCGGTAAGCGCTCCCGCACCGCCGTCTGCCAGCGCCGGGCCTGCTGCCGGAGCCGGGATCCCGAACCTCGTCCAGTTGCTGCCGTCAAATTTCCTGTTCTGGTCGACTCCATTTGCAAACCAGAAAAACCCTAAAAACACATCATTTACCGACTGCAACCCATCCGTCAATCCAGTCAGCGAAACAGCGGCGCTGCCGGCAACATCTCCGTCATCATATATCTTCGTTCCGGCATGCAGCAGAAGATGCTCCTGGTTATTCTGGTCGACAAACCAGTCAACACCATGCCCGATCTCTGCCAGTGTCCCCTGCACCTCGCGGCCCTTGCGCACGAATATTCCGTTATCCGGATCAACCCGTACATTATTTGCTGTTGTAGCTTCGAAGAATTTTATGAGGTCATTGCAATATCGCTTGGCCCTTAAATTCAGGCCATAAAATTTATTCCTTGTAATATTTCGCTCGGTTGCCATATCATTTTAATACCCTTCGGAATATCCGATAACCCGCCGGGAATCACTACTCATTGAATTGTTCGAATTATATACCTGCTTCGCCGTCTTCGCGAACTGGTCCTTATCCGGGGTCTTCATATTCATATAGAATTTAATACAATCCAGCATCTTCCTGTCATACAACGCCTTAAATGTATCATACACATTCTGCGTTATAATTCCGCCGAACAATGCCTGCTCCGCACACCTCTCCAACCCTCCATACACCAGCACTTCTTCACAGTTTCTCACCAGCAATGATACCTGGGCTCCCCCGGCAACAAACTGGTCCGGCAACATCATGTATGTATACGTCACCACCTGCCCGGTGTTCACATTGGGTATTATGTAAAGCAGGTACCCGCTTTTGCCGGCAGTTACCCGCGCCTGGTCTTTCCAGTCGATAGAATAATATTTCAACATCCCCGTCTGCGATTCATCCATATAATCATCGACAGTTATTATGTCGTCATTATAATCATTTTCCAGCTCGGGGCCTGCCACAGCCTTTTCCTGGAACATATCAATTTCTGCATCACTTGTTCCATGATACCGAATTCCATCAACCATGATTCCTTCATCAAAATCAAGATACATGAAATCATCCGGGAGATCATAGTAATTCAGTTCATTTTTAGTAAATGCAAAATCCCCAGTTAGATCCAGCGTTGCACGCTTTTTCTGAAATCCAAGTTCCTGCTGTATCTCGTCCTGCACATAATTCAAAAACGAAATAACATCCGCAGTAGTAAACCTTCTCCCCAGAGGATCAAACGCCCTTCTCTGTATGTCTGTTATCAGTGTGGTTAAAGATCGGGCCATTACATCTCCTTACTGCGGCGTAATATTAAGCATTCCGGTCAGGATCAATGACGTTTCACTGCCTGTCACGTCATACACGGATCCGTCAATAGTTACTGTTGTCGGAATAGTTTTATCCAGAGCTGGATCACCAATTTCATCATCAATAACAATTCTGATTCTGGTGCCGGCTGGTAGAATAGCATGTTTTGCAAAATTAATTCCGGCGGTCGGCGCTTTTGTATCCGGGTTAAAATCCGCCATAATAGTTCCTCCTTTAATTACCACCAATTTGATATACAGTTAAGGTAGCATCTCTTATTGTTGCATTATTGGTGTTGTCTATGTTTCTAATCCATAGCTCTATTTCGTCTGATGCAGACAATGAAAGTATTCCAGACATAGACACAGAGCCGACATCACCGCCCGCGCCCAGCATTCTTTCAGTATGAATGTTTTTATGTGATGTTGCGCCATTATTACAAAACACCTGGAGTTCATAAGCAGTCGAATTTCCGCCGCTGAATGAAGCAGATATAGACACAAAATACACTCCATCGTTCGTAACAGTTACTGAATCACTCGCAGTAGAAGGAGTTGTAAGATTCGAAACGGCTGTTGCTGTTCCGAATTCCGTAAACTGATACCATGTATTCTGTACTGATATAGTAGTTGCTGTTGCATTATCTAAAGCCCATACTTCACCATAAGCAATTCCTGAACCAACGCCTTCATACAAAACATCACCATTGAGAGTGGAATCTACTCCTATATAAACTGAACCTGAAGCATTCACATTACCACCCTCATCAATAGAAAACTCGGGACTCGTACTCTGGCCGCAAAACTCCCATTTATATGTTCCGGAAGATTTACATCTGTTTCCTCCCGATCCTGCTCCACGTCCAATAAGGAAAGTATTCACATCGTCAAGCTCAAGCCAGGTTCCCCATATTCCACCTGAGTTTTTAGATGAATAATTCTGGAATCCCATAACCGCCAGCGAAGAACCCGCAACGATTGTAGTATTGCCCTGACCCATAACAAAAGTATTCAGAGAATTTGCAGTGATTGTATTATCTGTGCCTATTACTACGGTATCATCTGAACCCGCGCCAATTGTGTTTCCGTCTCCAATGTTCACAGTATTAGCTATAGATGCATCGTCTCCGATATAAAGAGATTTACTCGCCCAGTAATCTCCTGCAATAAGTAAATCTCCGTCTCCCTGCAAAGTTGCCCGGTGCGAACCCAAATTATTAGCTGTTAATATGTCTCCTGCATCACTCAAAGTTGCAATGGATATAGAATCTCCGATACTCGAATTTGTTATCAGCATCGTATTGGTATTACTGTCTGAATCCGTGTTAAACAAACTTAAAGCAGTTCCCTCTCCGCCGCCGTTGCTGACAGTAATTCTTGCAGCAGAACCGCTCCCAAGATATTCTACGTCAAGAGCGTCACCGCTTCCGTTTCCGTGATCTATTTCAACTGTATCGTATGTATCAGTCGCAGATACATTTACAGCTATTGCTGTAGTTGGATCAGCCACTATGTTATTAACAGTCAATGCACCAGTAGCCCAAATATCTCCTTTTGTCAGAATATCCCCGTCACCTTGCACATATAGAAAGTGTGTTAAAGTATCATGAAGGTCTATGTAATTTGCCGCGGGAGTTGTGTTCAACATATCTAACGTATCTCCAAATCCCACATTTTCCAAAAGAACTGTAATATTAGTGGAGTCCGTATCGCTGTTAGTAAATCTTCCGGCGATTCCCTCTCCTTTTGCATTAGGAATCAAAGACCAGAAAGCATCATCTGTCCCGGCATAATAATTACTTATTCCTTCTCCACCATAAGATGAATTATTATGAAATACACTTAATGCTTTTCCTGTTCCTACATGAGATATATCCACCGCCATGCCAGTGCCTACACCGTGTTCTATATCAACAACAGCATAGGTACTCGTAGCTGAAATATTTAATGCTATAGCTGTTGTAGGATCGGCGATAAAACTGTTTGCTGTCACGCTTCCTGTTGCAAGAAAGCCCGCGGATGTTCTTATGTCATGTGTAGAATCAATCGTTTTTAGTATATTGATTTCTCCTTCATCTCCGTCAAATTCCATTGCAGCAGAAGAAGAATGCCCGGCAGTTGTGTACAGCGTCATTTTACCGTCACCGTTTGCTTCATCTTCAGCTTCAACCGTAATACGGCCAAATTCCTGATCCGTGTCATTTGTATCAGAAAGATTGAAAGTCATTGCAGCAATATCTGCGCCGTTAGCGCTTGCACCGCTTCGGTATTTGTGAAACTTGATAGTAGAAGGTGAGGTGTCAGAATTAAATCCGTTTATTACTTTTGTTCCACCACCAGTATTAACTGAAATATATTCAAAATTATTGTAATTTGTCGTGTCGTAAACACTTCCGCCCAGGGCTGTAAGAGAGCTGGCATCACTTCCAACTATAGCTATATCTGAAACAGAAGTACCCACATCTGACGTGCCGGTTGCCCATATATCTCCTGAAGTAAATATATCACCATCTCCAGCTACCTTAAATCTGTGCGCTGGTAGCAATCCGGATTGTGCATCAATAAAATCAGTACCGCCAGGAATGTTATTAATGTACAAACTGTTTCCAAGTCCGAAATTTCTTATTAGTGCAGCATCACTCGTGCTGTCGACATCTGAATTAGTAAGCGCAATAACCGTACCCTCTCCGCCGCCATTCTGAACAGTTGCAGAAATAGCTGCAGAATCTCCATTATAATTAGAATCAATACCGGCAGAACTTGACAAAGCTGTACTCTCAACATAAATTCCGTACCCCGATCCGGCCTGGGCCACATCTACAGCAGACGCTACTCCCAACCCATGATCTACATCTATACCAACATAAGTACTTGTTGCTGATATATTAACTGCTATGGCATTAGTTGGATCGGCCACAAAGTTGTTGCCGGTTATACTGCTCCAGGACCATATTGATCCGCTGGCCCATATTCCGTAAGTAGTATTGGTAGAAAAATAACCTCTGGTTGTTATATTTCCATTATCCATAACTGCTTGAAGTGTTCCGCCGCCTGCTGCAACAGCAGTATCAACATAAGTTTTGTTGGTAGCATCACCACCATCAACAGGAGTTCCAACATCAACAATCTTTCCGCCTGTCATATCAAGATTGCTGTTTACCGTCACAGATGCAAATTCTGCAACCCCGGCTCCTGTTATAGAACTTGTTCCTGCATGTCCGAATTTAAGCGTACCGGTTGACGTAATATCGCCTGTAACTCCGAGCGTTCCGGAAATAAGCACATCATTATCGAACGTGCCGTTATCCACGGTAAGATCATGTCCGGCGCTTATCACCGTTTCATTGGATGCTATGTAATACGTAAAGGATGCATACCCGTCGACTTCCATCGGTCCAGACGCGTAAACTCCGCCGGCCACAAATACATCTCCGCCTATTGTAACACTCCCGGTTGCAACAACACCGCCGGATATATTCAGGGAACCGCTTGCATATATATTACCGGTACTGTGTTCCAGCAATACTGTCGGGCTCGCAAATGTTGAACTCGCATACGTCGTTATATTCTGGTCCGTCACCACGGCCCCGACATGGTCCGCGCGCTTATGGGTATGCACTCCCATTCTGCTGTGTCCGCCCCCCGAATGTTGCGCCACCGCCATACCGCTCACAATAAAAAAAGAAATGGCGAACATCAATATGTTCGCCACGATTAAACCCAGTCGCGTTTTCATACGCTGCCCCTTATGCTAATGTCGTACCGGAAACATCCATGTCACTTGCTCCTGTAAACAATATTGTCACCGGCAATGTCCCATCATTGAAAAACTGGATCTGCACTACCGGCTGACCTTCAATCGTATACCACGATTCATTCGCGTTTATCAGGTCGTCTGTAGCTGAAGCCTGGTCTGCAATGGCCGGTGTAGTTCGATCCTGGAAGCTCTTAAACCGTACTTCTCCAAGATATACAGGATCAGCCGTCACCCTGACACTCAATCTCCTCATAAGTGCATTGGGCGCTCCCTTTCCCAGCACTGCCGGACTCGGGGTGGCTCCGTAACACTTTATGCTTTTCCTTGCTCCAGCATTCACTATCATGCTGCCGGTATACGGATAAGCAAGTCCCTGGTTGTTAGATCCGCTCATAACCTTTAAACCCCTCTCGGGCTATTACGTTTTTCCGCTTCCCAATGCGAAACACTCAGCAGTCGTTGTCCCGGTGGCCCCGACTGCCGTTACGTCTATTGCACCTGCCGTTGCACTCGGGACTGCAATTATTGTATCTGCCGCCGTTCCGGATGCAACTATCCGTTCCTGCGTCCAGGTGGCTTCAACAACTGACAGTCCTGTCGGAATTGTCTTCTTTGTAGCATTCGTGAGTTCCGCCGTGATCGTTACAAGCTTCATTTCATCACCCACGAGCTGCCTCAATGTGTTATTAATATTCGGTACATCTGCCATTTTTCCATACCTCCAGAATTGTATTTACTTACTTCTTGCTCTTCTTCTTGGCTTTTTTCTTCTTCGCCGGCGCTTTCTTCACCACAGGTTTCTTCTTCGCCGGCAGCACTTCCGTGTCCAGGGATCCCCTCAGTTCACTCACCAGCACTTTCACACCGAAAACATCCACACGGCCTATCATAAGGCCGCCGCTTCCGGCTATTCCCTTCAGTGGCTCTACTACTGATATTTCTCCCTTTTCATCGACTGTTCCTTCCGGGAGAACTTCCATATCAACAGCGCCCCGAAGCTCCGTCATCAGAACTTCCGCTCCATCCACCTCCAGGATACCCATCATAAGACCGCTGATACCCTGGACTGCTGCCATCTTCCTCATTATTTTTATCATAAAATCTCTCCAGTATTTAGCTTTTTACTTCACGCATTCCGTCAATAAGGACTGTTGCCGAAGATAAATATAAATGCCTCGGTAGTTCCGGTCGCATCACCCCAGGTACTTGCCACCAGCGTATCCGTTGCCCGGTGAGCGCTCACCACCACTTTTCCCCTGTTAGCTGCAACCGTCTGATCCGGCACCGAGCACAGCACGAGATTAGCCGTAGGCGTCGATGCAGATACAGTATGTATCTGCCCGAAACACGCCGAAACCGTAGTAAGCCTGCTCGTTATCGCCTGCGTGGCGCTGTTTATCAAATCGGCATCCGCCACAGACAATGCCTTAAAATCCCCCACCGCACGCGTCCACGAGCCATCCCATATAATCGTTGTGGCCGCATGCGCCGGCATCGGTTCCCTCACCAGAAGCGCCAGCAGCAGGTAAAACACCACCGCCGCCAGCAGTAATATTGTTTTAATCTTTTTCAACGTTTTCTTCATAGCTATTCCCCTCCAGCCTCTTTTAAGGCATCCAGGCGCTTCTGCACTTCCGCTTCCACCCTGGCATCCAGCTCTGTGCCTACCCGCTTTTCAACTTCTGCCTTCACCAGCTTGTCACTCCTGGCACCCAGCTCTTCCTTGACAATGCTGTCAATCTGGTCATAGGTGATAAGCTGCTCTTCCATACCAACGTCATGGAGTTTTAACGGATAGCCGGAACATCTTTTTGCATATTCCCTGAACCATTCATCCACTGCGTCCTTTTCAGTCGGAGACATATTCGCACATTCCGGCATATGCTCGGAACAGAAAAAACTACCCTTCATCCCTCTTTCACGCGGCATGTCTTCCGGAAACAGATCTTTTGCAGGCCTGGAAACAAACCGGATTCCATCTTCTGTATGCGGCGCGTTCTTAACCCTCGGGTTCGCACGCAGTTCTTCTTCCGAACATGCCACTTTGTATGTAAGCCGGTGATTCGCATACGCAGTTTTAAAAATATCTCTCTTTTTACGTCTTCCCATGTATTCCTCCAGTTATTTACAAGAGCCCGGCGCACTCGCACCGGACTCTAAAGGTTACTCAATAAGTATCAAACCCGATAAGCTTTCCGTTCGGGCTCAGGAACTGGTCGGGGGCGGTCGTCACATTCCGGGGATTATCAATCCCGGGCCTGCCTTCCACACCTATCGTTGTTCTCCATTCGTCTTTTCTTCCGGACACATCATTCTGCTGGATATTCTTGTGCAGCTTCGTGCCCATGCCTTTGAAATGGCGCAGGCCCCAGCAGTTCATGTCCATTACCACGAGCTGGCTGGCAAGGGTTCCGCCCGTGTAGCCGCTGGTGGCCCCGTAACCAGTGAACACCTTTTTGTGCTCGACTATATACATCTTGTTTCCGCCATGCTCATATACGGTAATGTTCATTCCGTATTCCTTGCTCTTCCTGTCATGGAATCGCATCTTGTTTTTAGCAAAACTTGACAGGCCGGAAAGGAAGTGGGTTCCGGTCCAGCCCCACTTTTCATTACTGCCGTTCTGGAAAAACATCTCCATCGCAGCATCCATCTCGCGCTCTGTCAGCACGCCCCCGGTATTCGCCGAAAGGTCGTGGATATTACCCTGGATATGCTGCAGGACTCCACCGGTTGTGTGTAACGGCTTACCCGTTGTCGGATGAGTAGTAGCATTCCTGTAGCTGTGCCACAGCTGGTATTCAATCTGGATCCTGTGCTGGATCATTGCTCTCTTGCTGATCCGGTCCCAGTCGTTTCCGATTTCCGTTTCACCATGATAGTCGTGATCCGAAACGTCAAACGGTGTCCGGATAAACGATGTAAAGTTATAGGAAATATCCACCTGGTTCGAAATAGCTTCGCCGCTGGCGCCTCCTTCTGCTGCCGCTTCGCCCAGTATTGCGAGATTATCACCGTTTGCCGTGGTTGCAGCCGCTCCGCCAAGGAACGTGCCCCAGTCCCTGGTCACTGTGATCGTGTCACCGATCACTCCAAGGATGTAATACACTTCCGCTGTTTTCAGGTTTTTCAACAGGAATCCGGGGCGCAGTATAAGCCCGATATCTGTCGGCACGGTAAATACCGTGGCCGTGGGCGTGGCTATCGCCAGGATACTCGTCTGCCTCTGCTCGAATTCATCGTCTGCTACCTGGAATTTACGGGTCTTGGTTTCTTTGCCCAGTCCCTCTCCAAGCTTGTACAACAGCCGGAAAAGCACGGTTTCAAAATCCGGCCCGCGGCCTTTATCTACTTCCGGATTAAATACCTTGCTGGAAAAATTCAGCGGCAGTATTCCCGAATTTACACTCGATACTGTTCTCTGTCCAGTCTGTGTTTCCATATCAATTACCTCTCACTTCTTACGAGCTGTCAGCGGTTCCTTATATCCGCACTCAGGATGTCACTCATCTCTTTCTCCGGATCATATCCGCTGCCGCTTCGCTTTAGATTTACTTTCCTTGCATCTGGGGGTCCATCCATAGGTTTTCTCTGAATATATCGTTTCTGCACCCTGGCTTCTGTCCTGGCTACTGCTTTTTCAATCTCTTCACCTATTCCATCCAGCACAACTTTGCCAAGCGCTCTTTCAAAGATACTGAAATAAAATTCCGAAATCTGCTCCGGCGTGTAATCAGAAAAATTATCGACACCAATTGCTTCAAACGCAGAACTGTACTGGGGTGTATCCAGCACCTTGTTTAAAGCCTCCCGCACTTCAGGAGTAAGGCGCTCAGAATATTTCTCTTCCAGCGAATCCATCGCCGTATCAACCGCCTTGTTCGAGACTTCAGCAAGGGCTTCCGTTTTTTCATACGTATTTATCTTGGCAGCCATCGCCTTCATCTCTTCAAAAACAGGTTTCAAACGCTTGTCCATGTAAGCCCGCGGATTCTCAAGCAATGACTCAAATTCTTCATCACCGTCTTCTTCTTCCGCTTCTTCCGGTTTCTGGCCTTTCAACAGGGAATTAATCTTCTCCTGCATTTCACCGAACTGCTCCGCCAGGCCGGAATTGCTCTGGCCCTGTTCAGTAATTTTCTTTTCAGCGTCTGCGTACCTCTTCTTCAGCACTTCGCCTTCCTTCAACGCTTTCACTGCATCTTCGAGATTGTCATAACCAAGCTCTGCCAGCTGAGTCATTCCATCAGTGAGATCCACTTCCTCACTCTCGGCTTCTTCATCACTTCCGGCAGCCTCATCTTCTCCAGGTTCACCATCACCGGGTTCAGTGTTTTCCAGTTCGCCTGGGGAGTCGGTATCCGCCGAGTGTTCCCCTTCGTCTTCGGAATCTTCTCCAGGTGTTGTGAATTCTTCTTCGTCCGGCATCCAGATACCCCCTATGTTTGATCATACAACACTAATTTACTTTCAATTTCCTGCATTTCAATATCTATTTCTTTATCTCTGTGTTCAGATCCGCTTATAAGTTTTTCCATCAAGCCCATCACCGACCTGATTCCCATCAACTCTCCTGTTATAAGCGCCGGCTGATCCGTTTTTTTAGCTTCCGCAAATGCCTTCGACTCCAAAACCCCAACCCTTGTTTTCATTTCATCCAGAAACTTCTGAAACATTTCTCCCTGGTAAAAAGCTACCGTTCCGCTTTCACGAGATATAAACGACTTCTCTACCCGCAGGTCGTCAAGCTGCTTAAGCAGATCTTCTTTGCCGCTCAACCTTTTAACCCTCCCCAGGATTCCATGATTTCATCGGTTTGCTTTTTCAAAGCCTCCGCCACCTGCTCGGGACTCATCTCCTCTTCCTGTCCATCCTGCTCCTCTTTATTTTCTTCTGCATCATCGGGCACAAGATCCTGAACCATCTTCTCCAGCTTCTCACCCGGAATACTTTTTGCCATCCGCCCTATCAGGCTCTTCGCATCTTTCAATGTCTTTATTCCGGTTATATATTCAGAAAACTTCACTGTTTTCTTTCCGCCTGCTTCCTTTTTGCCTTCTTCTTCCCTGGGCTTTGGTCCGGCTTTGACTCTTTTTTTGGCCTTTTCAAGTAACGACTTACTCATTTTATCCCCTTTGTGTAACTATTTACCCACTATACTACTCATTGTATAACTTTTGTCAAGCTACTTGTACATTTAACCGATTCATAATATCTCTTTCGCCGCCAACAGGACCCGGAGACGCCTCAGCTATTGCCGCCATTTCAGCTTCCGCCGGCGGCGGCAACGATGTAGCCGGCCTTCCAAACTGGCCCGCTCCTCCCTTTATCATTGTCAACTGCGGCTCCCGCCGCGCCTGGCTCATTTCTTCTATAAGGTTATTTGGATCAATATCCATCGACTCCGCCAGTCTTCTCAACAGCTCATGCATGTTCACCATTTTTCCAAGCGCCTCATTCTTCGACACGAGATCAAGGAATTGCATGCGATACTGCGCCTTTATCGCTTTCGACCCGAATAACGCACTCGGCTCTATGGTGAATTTTCCACGCCATTTTAAATCTGCCGGCGAAATCTGCCCGTATTCTGAAGCGCCCTTCATCCCGAATTTCATTACCGGGATCTTTTCATCTGTAAACTGTATATCCATCGCCACGACCATTATTGCCGCCGCGCTCATATTTCTCGCACTCAACATATTCTTCATCTTTATTCTCTGCATGCTCTCGTCACGCAGCAATATTGTCTCACTGGCCGTTTTTCTTATGTTCCCTTCATTACCGGATAGCGTATGCTGGATCCCCGTTGCGTCTCTCGCTTCCTGCTTCGACCTGTCCATAAAATCATATCCGGCCATCCACTGCAACGACGACTCAAATGGCTTTATTCCATCTGGTATCTGCACTTCATTCATCTTTCCCGGAGCCACTACAAACTTGTCTTTATTACGTGGATCAATTGTTCCGGTTTGAATTGTAAATGACGGGCTCACCGCAAACTGCAACGCATCTCCTATCGCGTTTTTCGTGTCATTCACTTCTCTCTGCAAATCCTGCATAACTTCACATTCACCTATCCCGTAAAACTCATGAGGCACCGGGACATCCTGGTACTTTATATAAGGCTTCAACCCGTAAAAAAACTCATCGTTCTCATCAGCAAACAAATACGGGTTCTCACTCATAAATACAAGATGCTGCCTGTCCACTATCATTGCCCTTACGTCAAATATCTCATCTGTCTCCTCGTGCTGGTATTCACCCCAGTACTCCAGGCATTCATGATATCCCTCTGTCCCACTGGATGAATTATCTCCATAGCCTATCGACCGAAGCCGGTCGAAATGCGAAAAATACCTGCTCCCGCCATCCTTGGTTATTCCGTCCAGGCTCTTGATAAGCCCCTGGTCTTTCATGTATTCCAGTTCGTATATATGCCGCATGCTTCGCTCTATGATATACCGGGTATCCACCATATCAATTCCATACGGCGCCGGATATATATCAAATATATCCTTCGGCACTATCATCGGTCCCTGGTATTCCTGCGTGTTCCTGTATTCCACTTTCTGGAATGCAGTACCATATATCAGCATTTCTTTAAATGTCGTATATTGCTTGAAAAATAAATCCATCTGCCATGCCCTGGTATCAAACAACTCTTCCACATTAGCGCTCAATCCAGCATATTCCTGCTTCTCCGCCACAGCAGCCATCACCGGATGTGTATCAAAAAACGCACCCATCATCCTCGGCAGTATCGTCTCGATTATTTCAAACGACTTCGGGACATATATCTGGCTCTTCCAGTTCGGTAAGCTCTTGTAAAACGGGGAATAAGATCTGTATTGCTGGTAATATGTTATCCAGTCATCATGCCAGGTCGTCCTGAAATTCCTGCTCCGATAAAAATATTCAATAAACTTCTGGACAACTTCATCTTTCATCTTGTCGTTAAAAACATCAAGAAAATCCGTCAATCCTGTTAATGTTGGATGTACTCCCGGTTTTCTCTTGGAACCTATCTTTTTCCTGGCCATTTTTCCTCGATATACAGGTTTGTGTAACAAAACCTCAACTGTGTAACACATTACACAGTTATCACACTTATGTCAAGTATCACCAGAAAATCATACTCTATCCTGCCTTATATCCGTGATAATGCATGTATTGCTGAGGATTATCAGCCGTATCCACTGCCACACGATCCATATTAAGGGGCGGCATAAACATTGCCTGAAAATGACAGTTCCTCACCCAGTGATCATCTTTGTGAATCCAGGTCTCCTTCGGATCCCTGGTATCCTGCTGCATCAACTTGTAATTATCCCACATATGGTACTTGATCGACTCAATACTTTTCTTGCAATGCGAAAAAACTTTAAACTTTTTAAATCTCAAATATTCATTAAACCTCTGCACACCGGCCCCATGACTCCGCTGGCCCTTCGGCCCGGCTATCCCATACTTCGCCAGGTCCGCCCTCAAATTATTCTCCTTTACCTGGCTCATCTCCGCATCAGGTGTATCAATTATGTTCACGGATATCGGTACATCTATCATCTTTGTCATCCTGTGCACGCCATTTGCAAACCCGCGCACGTCTCCACCCGCCAGGTCAAACTCCTCTATCAGCCACATTTCCGCATTTCCAGCCACCCTGTACATAAACCACATACATACATTGGGGTTCCTCGGGTGCATATCAATTACTCTGGAAAAAGAATATTCTTCTTTCCACCGCTTTGGAATAACAAACGGTTTTACTATATGCTTTTCATCATCAAACAAAGGATGAATTATTCCCTTCAATATCGTAAACCGGCCGTGTAACCTCGAATCCTCTTCCTCGGTTCCAGTAAACGCTCTCTTCTGCGCGTTCTTCTGCCCTTCAGTAAGGTGAATATTATGGTCCAGGTCCATCAGCCAGTACTCGATATCCTCACTGCTGTCAGCCTTCTGCCAGATCTCCCGGAATGTCCAGGCGCTGTGCGCATAAAGCGGTGTCATCGCACAAAATATCACTCCGCTCTTCCTGTTCACCCTCGATCTCGCTTCTTTGAAATGCAAATGCGGCGGCTGTTCATCCAGGCAGATAGCATCCACAGGATCAGACTGCCACATTCGGATATCACTCTCGTAACTCATTAACTGGATAATATTGCCGTTCATCAAATAAACACGGTCATTGTAATTATCGTATCTTCGAATCGAGCCCTTTGGGAACATCGGCCTCAATGTCTGCTCCCACATCGCTTTCGCTTTCTGCAGCTTCACAGAACAAAACCAGATTATCTTCGGCTCATTCTTGTGCAGCGGATGTTTCCCGTAATACCTGTCCGGTGTAGTACCGCTCGGATCATACTCCAGCGCATGGCACGCCGTCTCCTTGCAGCACGCATAAGATTTTCCGCTCATGTTGCCGCCGAACATGAACTTTATTATCGCATCTGATCTATGGAATTTATCCTGGATTTCATTAGGGGTATACAACGCCAGCGGATCACTCTCAGCTATTTTTTCCATCTGGCCGCTCAACTTATATACAGCAATAAGCTGCTCTTCTGTAAGATTGTTCGCTATTTCTTCTATTTCGGCGTCAGTCCGGCTCAATATCCATCACTTCTTCCTCTGGTTTGGGCGGCACCAGCTCATCCAGCAGCTTCGGATTATTCTGGAACAATACTATTGCCTCCTGCCTCATTGCATCAAATTCCGGCTTGCCTGCTCCTCCAAGCACAAACGTCAAATTAACATCGTTATTTGTTTTGTCAATCGTATTCGCCTTTGAAAGCTTCTCCACCGCGCCCACCAGCTGATTGGGCTTCAGCTTTGCCAGTTGGCCGGCATTTAACAACTCTATACTCTGTTGCACAAGTGATTCCGTCATATTGTGTATATCAAATCTTCGAAGCGCCATAAATGTCTGCGCCACTTTGTCCCACTTCTTAAACAACATCGCCTTCCTGAAAAACACATCATCCAATTCCTTATTCGCCATGAAACTATCTCCGCCTATCACCATCTCGACCAGTTCCCTGATCTCAATAGCGGCCACTTCATCTATATCCAGTTCCGGAAACAATAACTGCAAACCCTCCACGGACAATTTATCCGGGAGGGTAGGAGGATCCATCTTCGCGGACACCTTGGGAGGCCGGCCACGTTTTTCCTTTTCTTCTTCCACCTGTGTAACCCCTTACACAATATTATGACCTTGTGTAACAGGTTACACTTTTATATCCAATCAGTCAACAGGAAAACAGAATTCTCTTGTTTCTTTTGTGCATGGCAGTTTAAGAGATCTTTCTATCTTCAACGCCACCTCTGTGCCTGGCGCCCTTTTGCCTTTTTCCATCAGTGTAACAAAGCTATGGTTACACCCGAGCTCAGCCGCCAGTTCCACCTGCGTGATACCCGTTTTGTCTCTCGCCGCCTTCAACGCCTCACCAAACTTTTTCAAATTGTTTTTCATTCAGTTCTCCTAAAATTTTATTGCACTCTCAATCAGGTTTTCAATCTTTTTGTCTTCCGGGCACGCATCACGCAGCTTTTTCTCGGAATATAGAATTGTCATTCCTTCTATCATTCTTGGAATGATTTCTTTAACAGAAGCCATATCTTTCTGTAGTTGCTCAATTATCTTATCCCTGTTCTTCTTGTTAATCTTCTCCATCAATATCGCCTTTCTCGTTTTCAAATTTTATCATAACATCGGGTATAAAATTAAATCTGTCAAATTCTTCTCGCAATATGTTTTCCAGAAACTCAAAATTCTTGAAGCATCCATTTTCTTTTCGCGCATGAATATGGTATATCACAGCAGCGCGTATGAGCGGAACCACCAGGGCCATCTCCGTGTAAGGCCTCTCCTTCTCTATCACTTCCCTGTTAAAAAAACCCACAAGGCAACTTATCAAATCATTGCTCAAAGAATTTACTTCCCAGCTATTCCCTGAAAAAACCGCATTCAATCCGCCGCCTGGAGCCTTCTGCGCACAATGAACACACACCATCCCTTTATCAGGCACAAACATCATTTCGGCTCCGCACTTGCTGCAATATTTATCCATGGTCTTTACCCCTTGATAATTTCCAATCTCCCGCCACTCGCAAACCGGTAAGCACCATCTTCACACACATACCAGATCTGGTTACAATCCAGCAGTTCCCGGCATCGGCGGTCCAACCACTCCCTGGATATCCATGTGGGCTCAACTATTCTCGCGTATTCCCCACATGCCGCTGACGCGATTCCACCCGCCAGTTGCGCCGTGCTCAAACCGCTCCGTGGGGCCCCAAAATACTTCCACGGCTTTCCGCCTGTTATATACTTCCGCTGACCATCCAGCAGCCTGAATTTGCCGCCGCATGAATCCAATACTATGTTTTCATCAATCCAGTCCACCAGCTTTTGTCCGTCAATTTTAAATTCGGCTTTCTTTTTCGTTTCCACAAGTACCTCCAGTTCACTCCAGAATGCCCATCTGATAATAAATCCGCACAACACTCCCGCCGTCAGTGTAAAAAACGAGTTCCGCCGCATCGGCAGCAAATCCGCCTGTAACATCTTTTTCGGAGACTGGAATATATTCATGTTTTTTTCCCGGCAGCATACTTTTTTAACTTAACCCCAACATACTCCATTGCACTCTTCAGGCCTGTAAGATCAACTCGCGGCGGCATCACATCCGGCAAATAGCCTTCCTGGCTATCTATAACTTTTTCAACTTCTTCTACCACAGCAATCAAGCTGCCCATCAATTCTTTATCACTTTCAAGAACTCCTTCTACTGCTGGCTTTCGTTTCTCTCCAACTTTCCCACGGAATAACACTCTCTCTCCATTTACTCCGCAAAATTCCACCCGCTCCGTATTCACTACACCCAGGAGTGCATAGCCCAGGATATCTCGCATCGGATCCTCGCCAAGCGCATCATTGTCCGTAGCAATCCTGAACAACTTGTCAACTATCCTCACAATAGTCAACATCCCCCCATACCCTTCCACCGGGATCCCATCTGGATACAACAACTCCAGCACCCTGCCGCTCTTCCCAAACGCAGCGCCATACGCCTCGTTCTTTTCTTTAACCATCGTGGCTGCTTCCAAAGCAACATCAATATATTTGTTTTCTTCAGCCATGCCGCTTTCCCCCATATTTTCTAATATTCTTTCCACACTTTCCGGAGTCTTTGTTTTTCCAAATTCAAAACCATTGCCTTTATATACTCCTGCATCTCCGACACAATCTGGCACAATTTTTTTTCTACAACCATTCGCCTTCATTAAAATTCATCTCCTTTTTGTTTTATGTGGTCCACCCTACTCACCAACCTTTTTAAGTTCGACCTGGCACTCAAGCATACTCACTCTACATGCCAGCTTTTCTTTTTTGCATTCTGAATACAGATCTATATATTTGTTAGCAATTCCCATGTAATGCTGTTCTATTTTATGGATCGTGTATGCTGTGAAAAACAGTGTTAGCATAACGCCCAAGACAAATGATATAATTCCTATTCTTGTTTCATTGTGCATCGGTTGGCTCCTTTTTTTAAGCAATGCAGTCAATTCTATCACAGTCTTCACACTCGTCGCATCCGCTGCAAATATCATCATCGTAAACATCTTGTTCGAGTTCAGATAAAGCTTGTTCGCATTGAGATGAATATCTGCAAACCGCACAATCATCTTTAATAGTCCAATTACCAAAGCATATTGGTACCCCCACCCCTACTCACCCACCTTTTTTTCGACCGTCATGTCTCATTGCGCGTTTCAAGGCTTTGTTTTCCTCTGTAAGCTTAATCATCGAATAGTTTGACCCATCTTTAAAACTATCTATATTAGATTTTCACCATCGACTTTCAAACCACCTGCCAACATTGAATCCAATAAGTAGCATTACAATGCCTGTTAGAAATACCCATAAATAAATATAGGATTCACAGTCAATCATTCCGCGTCTCCTTTCGGGAATTGCCTTATCATCAAATCAGGTGGTATCTTCTCACCGTTTGACATCTTTTTAAAGAAGAACGGAATACCCGCTTCTACCGCCTGGTCACGAAGACTACGCGCCCAATCAGGATTCATGGGCCTCGCTCCCGGCCCCGTTTCAGCACCGCATATTATCCAGTCAATTTTTTGTTTTAAAAGATGCCCGCAGACTTCGCAATTCTCGATTGGCTCTGCTCCGCCACATCCAAAATTAGAATATTTAAGATATATGTCTGTGTCGATTTCTTCCAACATCGGCTCAACACTCACGCCATGCACAGCAGCCGAAATCGAAAGCAGCTCCGGCACGCGCCTGTCATACTGTTTCTGGTTTTCGGCAGTTACAAGCAACCACAGATTCGGGATAGGCTTGCCCTGTCTCAAACGTATCAGGTTTCCATAAATAGCATCGTAATAAGGTGTGTTTCTAGTGAACCTGCGAACAAGCTTTCCGGCATACCTTTCATTGTTGTTTACAATGGCATTAAAATAGTCTGCCATCCGATCGGCCCTTTTTGTAAGAATAATAAAGGTGTGCATCTTCTTTACGCTGATCGTGGACAGGAGCCGGTCCATCCACTCCGTCCGCGCTTCTTCGTGAAACGTGTCTGACATCAGGTTCAGAAATACCCTCTTCGGTTTCCTGTGCCGTATCCGCTCGAACCTCTCAAGCTTTTTTACATCGAATTCTATCTTGGAAAAATCGCGTCCGTTCTTTCGTCCCCACTTCTCGCCGAACCTGTTACACATGTTTTTAGCGCAGCAATTCAGACAGCCGGTAGATGCCGGTGTGCACCCTGTCATCGGCGATAGTGTTGCATCGGTCCATTCAATGTTGGTGTTATCGCTCATTATTCTCCGTTCTATTACTGTTTCCATAATTACTTTTTATAAAAGCGGTGATCAGGATTCGAACCTGAAGTTGCGAACCCTCCATACATTCTTACCTCTTCATTAGTCGGAAGCAGAACAAATGCCGGAGCAGTGATTTTAAATTTCGACAACTTATCCACCTTCTCTTCCAGCCGGGCCAGAGCAATTTCAATACTCAACAGCTTGCCAGCACAATGTTTCGAAGAACCAAAATGAGTTGAAATATCATCATGGCTATGCATCCAATCTCTTGTATTATCTCCACATTGACACATAACCTTCACACCTCCTTTTTCTTATAGACTAACACAGCACAAAATTCAACTTCCCTGTCCATCCGTTTTTATCAACGACTCCCGCATACCGATCCTTGGTATTCGGGTTCACAACAAGCCGCCTCGCCATCTTCTCTGCATAACAATTCTCACATCCAGGAGAAATCTTACTACAACCAACCACCGGGTTAATCGTCTTATCACACCATTCAATTCTACTCATAATTATTTTCCTCCAAAAGCGGTGTCCGGATTCGAACCGGATTGAGGGTAGCACCCGCCATCATGGTGTCCGGCCTTTTGGTCTTCACCATCCAGATTCCCGCCTGGACCGCACCGCTTGCCAGTGCACATCTAAAACCTGCTACATTTCAAATAAATTTTTAATTATTAATTATTTTTCCCCCTCTCCCTTTTCTTTTTTCCACACCAGAAACATCACCGGCCGCCAGCCATTGCGGCTTATCCGTTTCCAGCAAAGCTTATATTTAGAAGAATAAAGCTTTCTTTCTTCCCTCCTCCGCCAGTTATCAAATTCCAGCCTTGTCGGAAATTCCTTAAAAAATTTTTTCGCCGACTCCACAGTTGCTGTTTCAGTCATGCTATATACCCTCCATGTATAATTTTTCCCGCATGATCAATATCTACAGTCTCAATGAATTGAAAATCAAACGGTTGAATTATTCCAAAATCAAAACCATATTCACTACAATAGCACGGAACATGACGAATGTTTTTCTTACATTTATCCCCTGTCCACGATCCACACGTTCTACAAAGATAACAAAGAAGACCATCAGTCATTCAACACCATCCTCTCATACTCTTCACGGCTGACAAAAACTGGCCGCAGGCCATCCACAACCTCTCCCCCTACATCATATGCCAGCCGACCTGTTCTTTTCGTCTTAAACGTACTCAGAAACTGATGACCCGAATCATTTGTCAACCACACTTCGCCTTCCCGGATCTCAGGATGCAGCTGCTGATTAAAAGGATTCGTTTTGTCAACCATATTCAGCAGCTTTTTATTTATCTCGTAACAGGATACTCCTTCTGCATACCGGCGCCTGAAAAAAGCCATCAGCTCATATTCATCAACTGTAATCACAGTTCCAGCTCGGCCTGGCGGCACAGCCCACCTGCACGTCATCTCCTCGTCAACATACATCTCCCCATGCACAGCCACAATAGAGCTCACAAGTGATTCAATAAGAAACAAAACTTCTTCATCAACTTTCTCGGCAACACCGCTCACTTCTTGATTTATCTCCTCAACTACATCGCCGCGATCTTCAACAAAAGCGTTGTCTCGAATCTCCATGCCAATCAAAAACACCAGCGGTATCATAATAAAAAACAACACAAGAAAAAACAACACATTCCCATTTTTACTCTCACAATTCTTCATCATTCAATCCTCAACTCTCTTGAATTCTACTACCCACACCCACGGATTCACGTCCCAGCCGTAAACGCGAGTTCCATTTATTGAATTCCATAAGTCTTTGAATGCATGTATAGCACAGGAAAATTGTTTTGGAGTTCCAAGCGTTTTATGTGCGGATCCACACCACATTGATTTAAGTGAATTTAGTTGAACCCCTTCAGACCTGGCATCCAATTCCGTTATATCCTTCACCCGCTCCACCCGCACATCCGTTATCTCCAAATTGATCCTGCTGGCCCACCGCGGCATGTGAATAGAAGGTTTGCACGTTGTCTGAAGGTTGTCTTCAAAGTCGTAAAATTCCTGTATTCCATCGGTGGCCGGATAACTTATCTTATAACCCTCTCCGGTTCTATAGTCTTTCGGGGTATCCCAGTCGGGTTCTTTTCACAACGGCTGAAACGTCTCCCGCACCCACAAACGATCTCCAACCTTACCGTAGGGGCACATCTTCAGAAGTTTTGTGTGTGTAATGTCATTCCACTGACCACGCTTGTCTCTAAACTGCCAGTCATAGACGAGGATATCTGATTTACCAAATTCTGTTATCACACCTTTCCCGAGCAGCTTCTTTATCACCCGCCTTGTCTGCGTCTTCCGTCCTTCCAGGATCGCCTTCACCATCGCTGCAGAAAATAATATGGGTCGCTCTTTCATGTTAAATCCTTTCATAATTCAGATTCCTGTAAAAACTTGTATAATATTTTCGCCTCATATCTTTTAAAGAACAAACCTTTGTGGCGATACGGCAAGCCTGGCTTTCCAGTAACTTCAAGAACCAAGGGGATGGAATCGTAGTTTTCCCATTCTACTGAAAACAGTCCAACTGCTCCGTATCCGTTGCAAGCTTCGGGGTGTTCCTCGCAATCTATTTTTGATTCGTATCTCAAAAACGGAGGGAATTTCTTTCGAGAAAATATCTGACCGAGCCTTTTTTTTAGTTCCTTTGTTTCCCATTCAGTTAACACAGTATGGCAACAGCTGCAAATATATGGCATTCCCCGGTTCATAAATATCTGAAGGCGACCACAGTCAAGCAACAGGTTCAAGTACTTTGTGGTTTTTGCTTGGATCATATTTATTTCACCATAACTCTTTCTCTATATCTTTGTTGTTATTATAAATCACATACCCCAAATACTTGTATTCATCTGTAATCACTTCAGCGAAATATCTCTCCCATTTTACCATCTCTCTTTTCGCCATACGCTCCGCACGCTCTAAATCCGACTTCATTTGCAATTCCACAGCCTCAAACCTTAACCACATCGTATTTACAGGTATACGCTTCAAACTGCCCCTGTGTTCATAAATCATCTTTGCTCTCTCTACATCAAAACACCCGTTCATTGCACATTATACCTCTCTGGAATTTACCCGAGTAAATATTTTCGCCGGCGTATATTTCCATCTGCCAGGTAATACTTCCTCGCAACCCGAAAATCGCCATACCGCTCAACACGCTGATCATGAGTAAAAACACCCCTCTGCTTCAGTTCATAGATAAACCACAGTTGTTTATATATACTCATGCTGGTCTCGGTCTCAATAATCGGGGGGAACAACACAATATTCTCCAGCCTGTATCTCAATCCTTTGAAATACTCCGGGGGAAGACTCGCACTCATCAACCTGAAAACCACATCTCCCACCACCACCTGGTTCACGCTCGTCCTCTTCGCAATATTACCGAGCCGCACACAAACTTCTTTCCACCAGCTCTCCAACTGCCGCGAGCTGCCGGCAACAACAACGCCCTGCTCATACTCCGGCATAAGCTTCCTGGAAGCAATTCGGTTCAAAAGATTTTCCGGCAATATATCTCGACTCATCTGACAGGTCCTTATCAATTCACAATTCCTGTCCATCTCTTCCGTGTTAATAATTTCAGTCACAAACACAATCCCATCCCGGTTCTTCATCGGAATGCACTTAGTATTTCCAGCCACCACATTTGCCTTGCAACGAACCCCACACTGAGCAAAACTCTTCTCCATCATCACCCGAACACTATGAGCTTTATATATCGCGCCCACATGCTCTATGACAAAATCAATATCCGCACAATCCTTCAAATAAACCGGCGTCTCAACATTCATGTTCTCCTCCGAATATTTTCCCATCGCTCATCCGTTTCACAATCGGAGATCCGGATTTTCTACAACCGACAACCCTGACCCTCTCGGCAGTTTCCTTTTTATTAGTAAAATCAGGCTCTGGACAAAACATGTGCCTGATTTCTTTTTCGTTAGTTTTAAACATTTCCTTCATTTTTTCTAAACGAGATCGACTTGGATACCCTTTCTTAACTTCATTCAAAGACAT